CGGTGAAGTTCCTAACTGGGTTGATCCAAAAGGGATCGGCCAGCAAGTCGGTAGAGGCTGCCAATCTTAAGATGGTCAGGCTTAACTGGCGTGCACTACGTCTTCTCTTGCGTCTCACATACGGTACAATCCGTGGGAAGCATTTTGCCCCCTCGAATCGTAGAACGATCCGAATAATGATCCGGTTGATCCGAGCAATAGTGCACCAGGGTCGCGACGCGATTAAACGGTTTTGCTATAAGTTACGGCTCAAGTTTACCCAAGGCGCAGAGGTGAGAAATCTCCGCAACCGAGGGAAAGAGCTTGAAGCGTTATTCATAGCCTCCACCGCATCGCGCGCGCTCCAGTGGCCTGAGACCAATCGTCAGATCATAAAGAAAGAGGAAGAAGCTGCATTGCAGCGACTCGAAGCACCATCCCCCCTCCCTCCCGAGGAGACTCTCGCAGAGCTGAAGGCCTTCATCGGAACGATAACGAAGCACACTAGAAGCTTAAAGTGTGATCGTAGTCTACCGCTTCCGGCTGGAACAGCTTGCATAGAGAATCCTCGACGAAAAGGAGGATCAGCAGCCGAGATATATAGGGTCACAAGGGCCCACCAGGCTACTGTAGGGGTTCAGGCGCTCGGGCCTGCAAGAGAGCTCACGCAGGGCGAACTGTTCGAGTTCGCAATCTCACACGCCGCAAGAGTTGAACGTTCATTCAAACCCTTGCCGGTTCTCACACCGGACGGCAAAGTGAGGATTGCAACTCTACACCAAGCTCGAACTTTGTGGGCTTCCCGCGCTCTTACTAAATTCTTTATGCCACTGCTAAAGAAGATGTCCTTTACATCTGCCATACTTAGGAACAAGATGGTGAACCTTGAACCTAGTGGTCATGGGTCCTTTGCGTACTCGGCCGACTTGAGCAAGTCCACGGATCCTATCTCTATACCACTCGCGAGATTCGTTCTCGACGAAGTGGCTAGGAAAGTTGGAAAGCCAGAATGGTACGAGGAAGCTGCACGCGCAGTCTTCAAGGAGTACGTATATCGCGACTCAGAGAAGAAAGAGTGGACGAGCAGATGTGGTGCGTTGATGGGGCTAGGACCTGGGTGGATTGTCCTATGCATCCTCAACGCGTTCGCTGCCTACAAGGCAGGAGCGAATCCATCAACTTTAGCAATTTGTGGTGACGATCTCTCCGGATATTGGACCAATGATATTTGCGACAAGTACGAGGCAGCAATCGCCAGCCTGGGTCTCCAGTCGAACAAGTCGAAGTCATTCCGAGGAAGGAATGGCGTCTTCTGTGAACG